AGCAAGGTTCGTTTGTGTTTACAGGCTTTGAGTCCACACTTCCTAACTGGCAAATTGGTTATGTTGGCGCAGTTTTGATGATTGCCGAATTGGTGAACGTCAAGCCTAAGTCAATGACCAAGGTGACAGGTTACAACTACCTTTCACTGTAAGGAGAAAAAGACATGGCTTTAGCAATGAATAAAATCATTCTGGCGAATGCAACCACCAACACTGCTGGTGCTTACTTCTCCAACGTATCACTGACTGCCGCTAACGCAGGTACTGTGATTCCCGCAGGTACATACCTGTTGTTTCCCGCTGCCAACGTGGTGATTACTGCCAACAATGGTTCTTCCATCACAACTCTGCTTGCCAATAACACTGGCGGCATGATTTTGTCTGATGGTGTGAACGTGTTTGCACAGTCTGCCATTGCTGGTGCAGGTACTGTGACTGCTCTTACCATCAATGGTGGTATCTCAGCTAACAGCACTTACGCAAGTTAAGGAGGCGGTATGAACTCGAACCATGTAGGTGCACTGTATCCCGACCAGTTTGGCAGTATTCAACTTGGCTCTACCAACCCACCCGTTGCGATGGGAAACACTGGTAATGCTATTTCGACTATTGCCACTATCGGTACAAGCTACATTGTTCGCCGTATTACCGCCTCTAATGCCAACGGAAGTGTTGCGCTTGCCAACGTCACCATCTTTACAAGTAATGATGGTAACTTGGCAAACGCAGTTTCTAATGCAACTGTGCTTTCTAACATTACTGCAAATACCAAATATCAAGATTTGAACCTGACGGCAAACACCGCCACAACAATCTTTTCTGGTTCTTTGTTTGTGTGCGTGAACACAGGTGCTGCGGCAAACAACACAGTTGACATCACGGTTTACGGTGACGTTGTAACGCTATGACAGAAATTGTCTATGTAACCAACAACTCCGACAAAGACTTGAACTTTGAGTACAACTTTGTCGGAATTGAGTTTCCTGTTGGAAAGACGGTAGAAATACCGCTCAAAACAGCCCAACATGTGCTTGGTTACGGAGATGATGACAAGGAGAAGTATCTTGTCCAGTTGGGCTTGATACGACTCCACAGCGAACTTGAAGAAGCAACGGAGAGGTTCAAGCGGATAGAAATATCTGAAACCAATCCAAAAAAGAATAGCTCGTTACCCTCGGCTATTGGCGTAGTACCCTTAAGGATTGAAAAATCCTTGGGGGGAAAGTCCAACCAGAGGGTTGCTTAACATGAAAGTAACATGGCAACTCTCTCTTCCTACATCACGGAAGTACAGCGGCTTTTGCATGATGCAAACTCTGTCTTCTGGTCTACCTCGGAGCTAACGGATTACATCAACGATGCCCGTGAGCGAGTAGCGAGAGATACAGGGTGCTTGCGTACCCTGCAAATAACTGCCACCCCAATTTCTAATACAGGCGTACCCGCAACGGCGTGGGCAGCCAGCACCGCTGTCACTGCTGGTCAGTTTCTGTTTTCTAATATTTTTATTTATCAGGTAACCACCTCTGGTACGACAGGCACAACTGCGCCTCCCTATCCTGCTTCTGGTGCAACTTTCCCGCCTTCTACCGCCTTTACTGACGGTACGGCACAACTGACTTACTCTGGCCCTGCGGAAATCATTCCGTTTGCCACCTTGTCTAATGGTACAACCTTGGACATCTTGAACGTCAATATTTACTGGGGAAACAGCCGCATACCACTGCGCTATCTGCCTTGGTCAAACTTCAACGCCCAATTGCGTTACTGGCAGAACTATGTAGGCAGACCAATTTGTTTTTCTGTCTACGGACAACAACAGATTTACATTGGCCCTGTGCCTGACCAGGCTTACGATGTTGAAATTGACAGCACCATTTTGCCAACTCCATTAAGTCTGAACACGCCTAATGCTGTTGACCCTATCCAAGACCCCTACACCACCCCTGTGGCTTTCTATGCGGCTTACAAAGCCAAATACAAAGAGCAGAGCTATGGTGAGGCTGAACTTTACAAACAAGAATACACCAAGCATGTACAGGCAGTGTTGAACTCTGTCTATACAAGGCGCATCCCTGACCCATATAGCACGTTCTAATCATGGCAGCAGCAGAACAAAAAAAGTCTTATGCTGTCATTAAGCAATTCAAAGGTTTAAATACCAAGGCCAACAGGACAGCCATTGATGAGGATGAGTTCTCATGGATTGAGAACGCCATGCCTATTGGCTTTGGCAACATCAAAATTGTTTCTGCTCAGACCAATGTTGTTGATTCTGGCAACACTGCGGTCACGTTTGGCAATGTAGTTACCACTCTGACCAGTTGTAATCTGGGCTTGTCTGACTACATTTTGGCGTTTGAAGCCAACGGACGGGGTGAGTATTTCAAGATTGATGCGGCAACAAAAGGCAATGTGGCTATCACGGGCACGTTTTCCTCTGCGAATGTCTCCACCGCCCAGTGGAAAAACGAATTTGTATTCATAGGCGACACTGACAAAGGTTTGTACACATGGAATGGCACTGACTTGCTTTCTGTGGGCGGTGTAGGCTCTGTAGGCATCACAAATGCAGGTTCTGGTTACACATCTGCCCCGTCAGTAACCATTTCAGCCCCCAACCAATCAAATGGCGTTCAAGCAACGGCTGTGTCAACCATCACAGCCAATGTTGTTTCATCTATTTCAATTACCAATGGCGGTAGCGGGTACACAGCAGCCCCGACTGTGACTCTTACAGGCGGTGGTGGTAGCGGTGCAACTGCAATTGCCCAAGTTTTGACCTTCACCAAGGGTGCGATGGTTATTTCTGTGACCAAAGGCGGGTCTGGATATAACCCTGCGTCCCCTCCTGCCGTCACAATTACTGGCGGTGGTGGTGCAAATGCCGCTGGTACGGCTATCGTGTCTGGAAATGCCATCACATCTGTCATCATGACCAACGTGGGCAATAACTACACATCTGTGCCTACTGTCAGCATTGCTGCACCCCCGACACCTACAGGCAACACCACCGCAACAGCCATAGGTGTACCCAACCTTGACCAAATTGTCAGCGTGGCGACATTTTCTGGGCGGGTCTGGGTGGCTACAGGGCGCACGGTTACCTACTCATCTGCCACCAGCCCCTATGACTTTGTGTCTGTGTCTGCTGGCTCTATCACTCTGTCTGACTCGACCTTGCACGGCAACATCCAGTATCTGATGTCTGCCAACAACTTCTTGTATGTGTATGGTGAGGACAGCATCAACGTGTTTTCAGATGTTAGGGTGACCACCACAGGCTCAACGCTGTTTACCAACACCAACGTGTCTGCCTCTGTGGGTAGCAAGCTGAAATATGCGGTCTTTCCCTACTTCCGCTCAGTGTTGTTTATGAACAACTACGGTGTGTACGCCCTTGTGGGTTCGACCACCAGCAAGATTTCAGACCAACTAGACGGCATCTTTCCCTATATTGACTTCACCTTGCCTGTCACTGGAGGTCAGGTGTTGCTCAACAACATTCTGTGTGCGGCATTCAACTTCTACCTCAACAGTAGCTTTACGATTGCCACAGGCTCAAGGTACGTCCAAGCTATTTTCTTTGAAAAGAAATGGTTTATCACTTATCAGGGTGTGCTGACATACGTTACATCTGCTCCTGTTGGCGGCTTAATTAACCTGTATGGCGTGTCTGGAGCAAGCCTGTACAAGCTGTACAACAGTGCAACCACATCTATCAACAGCAAGATTCAGACGGCTCTTTCTCCCATGAAAGACCCCATCCGTACCAAGCAAGCCCTGAAGTTTGGTATTGAAGCAACACTGTCCAACGCATCTACCTTTACTGTCACTGTTGATAGTGAGTATGGAAGCAGTCCAGCCTACACTTTGACGAATGGCGCGGTTGATTGGGTAAATAACAGCGGTATTGTTGTTACTTGGACAAACAGTTTTGGAACAGTTATTCCTTGGCTGTCATCTGGTGGATACAACTTGTACAAATCAGACGCACAGCAGTATGGTAAATATTTGGGTTTGACCATGACATCTGGTGACCCTGCGTTTATCGTCAACACAATTGAGTTTGAACATGAATTGAGAGTGAGGTTCTAAATGTCAGTACCGTATACCTTTGCAACTGCCACAGGGTCTATACCCCTGTCACAGCTTGACTCTAACTTTGCTACTGGCATCACGATTGGTAACTCTTCTGTTTTGTTGGGTGGAACAATTACCACGCTCAACAATCTGAGTCTTGCCAACGTAGCCATTACCAGTGTCAACACACAGTTTCCTAACGGCTACCTTGCTAACAGCAACGTAGTCATAGGCACAACCACCATCAATCTTGGTAGCACTGTCACCACTGTTGATGGTTTGACTTTAAGCAATGTTGTCATTTCAAGCGGTAATGTAACCATTTCCAATGTTACTGTTTCCAACTTTTCTGCAACTACTGCCAACGTCAGCGGCACAGCAAACATCAGCAATCTTGTCGTTATAGGTAATGCCACTGTTGGTGGCAACGTCACTATCACAGGTAACGTCAGTGCGGCAAAAGGAACATTCACAAGTGCCAACGTCAGCGGTACTGCCAACGTCCAGATTATTGCGGTCACACAGAATGCAACTGTAGCTGGCAATGCAACTATTACAGGCAATGTAAGCGCAGCTAATGGTACGTTTACATCTGCAAACGTGTCTGGTACTGCTAACGTAGCCACACTTGCTGTTGTTGCAAATGCTACTGTTGGTGGTAATGTGACTATCACAGGAAATCTTAGTGCAGCTAATGGCACATTTACAAGTTCCAATGTAAGTGGCACAGCCAACGTACAAATTCTTGCCGTTACTCAAAATGCCACCATTGCTGGTAACGCAACCATTTCAGGAAACGTAACCGCTCTAAATGGTTATGTTGTTATTGGTAACACCACTGTTGGACTTGGAAACACTACTGCAACAGTAGGTAATGTCACAGTTTCAAATACCACTGTTACCAATTACACAGAATCTGTGGTAACTATTGGAACAGTTACAACAACAAACACATTGTCATTGACAAATGGCACAGTACAAACAGCAACCCTTACCGCATCAACTGCTTGCACATTTACCATGCCTACAGCAACTGCTGGCAAATCATTTATTTTGTTGTTAAAACAAGCGGCAGCTACAGGCAATGGAACAGCCACATTTACAAGTGTGAAGTGGGGAACTGCTGGTGCACCAACAATTACGGCAACGGCTGGCAAGATGGATATTCTGACTTTTGTTGCTGACGGAACAAACTGGTATGGTTCTGCCGCACAAGGATACACACCATAATGTTTGCCGCTAAAAACTTCTTCCTTGCTGGTGGTGCTGGCACTTATACGGTCATTGAATCATTTCTTGCCTCTGGTTCTTGGAAGTGTCCCGTTGGTGTAACACAAGTAGATTATTTGGTTGTTGCTGGTGGTGGTGGCGGCGGTAGAACCCGAGCTGGCGGTGGCGGTGCTGGTGGATTTAGAACAGCAACATCGTTTGCAGTAACTTCTGGAACAACTTACACGGTAACAGTTGGTGCTGGTGGTGCTGGCTCAACATCTAGTTCAGCTAGGGGGACAAATGGTAGTGATTCTGTTTTTTCTACTATTACCTCTACTGGCGGCGGTGGTGGCGGGTCAGCAGGAGCGGCATCAGCCGCAACTTTGACAGGTGCAACTGGCGGTTCTGGTGGTGGCGGTGCTACTGATTCTGTAACAGGTGCTACCGGTGGCGCTGGAGGCGCAGGAAATACTCCATCCACAAGCCCAAGTCAGGGCAACAATGGCGGCGCTTCAACAACAACAAACCAATTTGGTGGTGGTGGTGGCGGCGGTGCTGGTGGAGTTGGTGCAACTGGATTAACAAGTGGTGGTGCGGCAGGTGGTGTAGGAACTGCAAGTAGCATTAGCGGTACATCTACTTTTTATGCTGGTGGTGGTGCGGGTGGTGGTACTTCTGGTACTGCTGGTGTTGGTGGCAATGGTGGCGGTGGCTCAGGTGGTACAACTGGCGCAGGTGGCAATGGCACAGCAAACACTGGCGGCGGCGGCGGCGGCGATGGCGCTAACCCTGGCTCTAGTGGTGGCACAGGCGGCTCAGGCATCGTCATCATTTCTTACATCATGCCTAAAGGTAATGTGATTGAATTCCTGTCTACCGCAACATGGGTAGCACCTACTGGCATCACTTCTGTTGACTACCTTGTAGTTGCTGGTGGTGGTGGTGGCGGATGTATTGGCGGTGGTGGTGGTGCTGGCGGTTTTAGAACAGCTACATCTTTTGCTGTTACGGCTGGAACAAGTTATGTAATTACTATTGGTGCTGGTGGTGCTGGTTCATTTGCTCAAAATACTGCTGGCACTAATGGTAGCAATTCGGTATTTAGTTCAATTACATCCACTGGTGGCGGTGGTGGTGCTTCAAATAATGCTAATGGTGGGAATGGTGGTTCAGGCGGCGGCGGTCAATGGACTTATTCTTTTGGGACTGGAACTTCTGGACAGGGTAATAACGGTGGAAGCGGCGCTAATAATCCTCCTTATTATTCATCTGGTGGCGGGGGCGGTGCAGGTGCAGTAGGCGGCTCATCTAGTGGCGCTACTTCTGGCGGCGGCGCTGTTGGTACTCCTTCATCAATTACTGGTACATCTATAACTTATGCTGGCGGTGGTTCTGGCGGTTGGAGAACATATCAAGGTGGTAGTGGTACAACTCCAAGTGCTGGAGGCGGTGGTGCGGGTACTGGAGACAATACCAATGGCAATAATGGAACTGCCAATACTGGAGGTGGTGCTGGTGGCGGTGGCTATGGTGGCGGTGTTTTATCTAATGGCGGTGGCACAGGTGGTTCTGGTATTGTTATTTTGAAATTAAATTGATATGACAAAAATCTACCAACTCTACGGAATTGACACTGCAATGCAGTTGCTTCGCCCAAATGCAAAATGGGAAATTAGCAACCGAGACATCACAAGATGGGAAGATGACCGCCCTTGTCCGACATGGAAAGAGATTGATGAAACGATGGAAAAGATAAAAGCGTTTGAAGATTCAATTCCAACCATCTGGACAACTGAACAAATTAAAAAACTTTCGGGGAAAAACTAATGGCACACTTTGCAAAGATTGAAAATGGCATCGTCACACAAGTTATTGTGGTGGGCAATGCTGATACAGCAAATGCTGATGGTGTTGAAAAAGAATATATCGGTGCTGCTTTTTGCGAAAGATTGTTTGGTGGTGATTGGAAACAGACCAGTTACAACGGCAAGATTCGCAAGAACTACGCTGGAATTGGTTACACCTTTGATGAACAGCGTAATGCGTTCATTCCTCCACAACCATACCCAAGTTGGACATTGGTAGAAGAAACTTGCAATTGGACTTCTCCTGTTGCATATCCTACAGATGAAAAACTTTACAACTGGGATGAACCAACCCAAACATGGATTAAGGCCATAAATGGATGATTTAGAAAAAGAATTTGCCGTGCATGAAGCTATTTGTGCACAGAGGTATGACGCAATTCAAAAGTCATTGGCTGATGGGGACAAGCGCATGACCAAAATTGAGTACCTGTTGTACGTAGTGATGGTCTGTGTGTTGTTTGGACCAGGCGTGGCTGCTGATTTTGTTAAGAAATTGTTGGGCACTTAAATGAACATGGAAGCACTCTCCTATGTGAAGTTCGGTGACAAAGACGGGCTGGGAGAGTTCTTGTTTGAAAACGGTGTGCAGCACCAGTTGTTTTACGAAATCTTGGGTGACCAAGGTATTGCAGTGCAGAAGTACCCGTTGACAGATGCTGATACAAATAACCTTGATGATTGGTTGTATGTGCATAACCAAGAGCATCAAAGGTTTGCAAGTATTTTGGGACTGGACAATCCATTCCAGTTGCTAGACAGTGATTGGAATGTGGAAGAAGACTTTTACGATTGGATAGGGGTTCACCAAACTATTCATCAACAGATAGCTACGGCTTTAGGTGTCTGACATGGAAAAGTTAACTGATTTCAGAATTCTTGAGATAGATGCAGTGCGAAACTCACAAGGGGTTGATGCGTATAAATTGCGAGAAATAATAGAAGACGCAATACAAAATAAAGACGCATCTCTTGTAAGAGAGGGTGATACTTTGATTCTTTACTTGGAAATCAGAGATGGACACGCCGACTTTCATTGTTTCAATGCAGATACCGCAGATAACTTGGTAAAGAATGTATCTAACTTTTACAATGTTTTA